ATACTGAGCTTGCGAAATGAAACCTTGAACAGCTTCCAAATCATCGATGATTCCAGTGTTCATCATGGCCCAGAATGCTTCTCTAACGGGTGCAGTTCCGAACTTCAGTGCACCTTCGATATTATCTGAGATCATCATTGCATTGTTACCAAGCAAAGCTTGTATTACAGTGTCGATGTCTTTACGGTTAATCTCTGTTGGATTATCTCCGTTTACACCCTGAGTGCAATTTATAACTGCGCTTGTACCGCGAAGCATGTTAGAAATTAGCTCGTCTTCGGTTTCTCTCATAGACTGAGCTAACAATGAAACAGTTTGATTCAGAACCGGATCCTGATTAATGAACATTACTTGATCGGTAATCGTGACGTAGGTGCCATACCAGTCCAAACGAGCGTCGATATCCACTGCGTTTAGAACTTGGCCAGGAGGAGTTATCCCACTGTCAGGCAATGGCACAGTTGCCGTCGCAAGATTTGTGAATCGTCTGTAACGTGCAATTCTTCCGTTGTTCGGTGGAATGCGTTTCTTCATCGCCATCTGCTTGTGAATCAGATTGGGCATTGGTCTAGACAACAATACGTTGTCAAACCATTGTTGTACCGGCGCGGGTAAGGCGTTGGTTGTAGTAATTGTCATGGGTACCTCTCGTTACCCGTTAGCATAGCTCTGGCTCTGTTTCCACACGTCTTCTCTGCTCATCTTTGAAAAGCTATCTGCTTGATCTCGAAGCGGACTTGCCACAGCATTAGCGCTTACAGGCCTCGAAGTGTTCTTTAGCACTTTTTCAGCTCTAGCGCTTGTACCCTGAGAAGCCAATGCTTCGTAACCATCTGAAAGCTTTCCAAGCTTGTAAGCCGTTTCAGCTGGATTTCTCGAGTTTTGAACTTTATATGCTAACGCTGGATCGTTTTTAATCAATGGCACTGCAAAGTTCTCGATGACGTAATCGTAATCCTCATGCTTCGACTTCATTCTCAGCTCGTCATTAGCGATCGTCTGCTGTTGCATGTGCTCGCTAATCACAGCCTTGGCAGCTTTAGTAGCTTCTCTAGAAGCAAGCTTCTTAGCCATCTCCTTAGCTTTGCTGACAGTCATAAAGTCATCCGGATCCCAGTCTGCAAACTCATCAACCTCAGGCTCTGGCTTCGGCTGATTCATCTGCTCGATCTTTCTTTGCAGATCTTCAATCTGTCTCTTCTGAGCAGATAGAACTTCATTCGCTTGTCTCCAATTGTGGTCGACTGGCGCTTCTTGTTCTTCTGCATGTACTTCTTGCTCTTCCATCATTTACCTTTTGCATTTGGCGACCATGCTCTACGCCCTAGTTTTACGCCCGATTCGACGGCGACTCTAACTTGGTAAAAGATCGTCATAGTGATATTTAATTCCTGACTTCTGTATAGACGCTAACGTCTCAGGTACAGGCTCATTCGTTCCGCCAACAGACCATGTTGGCCAGTCTCCAGGCAATGCCCATTCAAGTGTCAGCACTCCAGTTTCATTGTTCACGCCAAATAGCAAACATGACAACAGCATCCCAGGCCTTACGTCAGTTACAATCATCTTTATCCTGCTAGCCTGTCGATATCTCATATCCGGCTTAGCATGGACTAAAATGTAGTATTTGTGACTCTTGCCCTTACACTTATTGATGATCGACTCGATGTCTTTCATCAGCGTTTTAGTCATCGCTTGTCGAGTTTCCCCGATCTCCTGGCCTGAACTTTGATATGGAATTACTAAACTCATTGGACCTTGCTGAATTTGGTTCTCGATAGCTTCTTGTCATCTTTACGTACAGCTGAATTCTTCAATGCGAAGTAGTTGTTACCTCGTTCACTGTCATTCAACGCGTAAGGATCGAACTCTTTATCGTTCGTACGATACCCCTTGTCATACTCATATGAGCCAAATGACATCTGGGGTCCTTTGTCTGGATTGGGCCCAGGCTGCTTCATACACCCTCTCAAATTAAAATTTGACACTCTCACATTCACACAATCGCATATGAGCAGGTAACCGTCAACAATTTAATTTAATTTGCTTTTTTAACGTCTCCTCTTGCATTCTGAGAGCCTACATGATAACATCTCCTTTTTACTAATACCCGTAAGGACCTCAATGATCCCAATGTTCAATCCCAACTTTTACAAGGACATTTACGACCAAAAGTTCACATATGAGCCTTGCGCTATCGACTATTTCAATCGATTTAAGATGCTAGACTCTCATTCTCCTTTGAACATAAAAATAAAAGCTGCGTTTGAGGATGCTATCAGCGAGCTGGAATGGGGCATTAGATATTGCATCTCTGTTGTGATATACCCTCTGTTAGACTATGAAGCGCGTAACAAGTGCAAATATATCAATCAACTCTCACAGAAGGCCGTATATGCATTCTCAGAATTTGTCCTTTGATTTACAGCAGAGGCAGCTGCTTAAGCCTCTAAACATCAATGATTTGGTGAAAAAATATCCTCTTGGCAACAATGGAATGGAAGAATTCGACCAGCAACTTTTACAAGGCATTGACGTCTCAAGGATGAAATATCTCGGCACTACAACTGATAAAAATAAAGCCGTGATTAAGTCTCAAATCGCGTCGAAATCTGTAGACTGCATGCTCATTGGAGGCGGAATTGGCCTATTCACGGGTGGAATTGTATGTGGCGTTGCAGGTGGATTGGTAGCAGGTGGAGGAGGAGCTCTCGTTGGAACTCTGGGAGGCATTAATGCTGGGTTTGTTGTCGGAATTGCTATTGGAGCTGCTGTTGGAGCCACTGTTGGCTATGTACAGATCACCATGGACCATTCATATTTAGACTGGAAAGCTAAGGCTATTCAAAGCGAAAGTTATGCAGCGTATAAAGCTTACATCATACGTGAATTCGAAGATGCAGATCAGTTTTTATGTCCAATATCATATGATTTTCCTGGTATACCTGTGAGGACTCCTCAAGGGCATATCTACGATCTACAGTCGATCAATGAACATATCGACGCTAAACTTGCTGAAGAAAAGATCATGCACGCAGCGTTCATACGTGAGCATCTAACAGACGCTGAAAAGAGACGCAGACAAGCTGAATTTGACTCGAGTTTCTGCCCGTTCAGAGGTCCACGTTTCAGCAAGTCTGATCTGATTTACGATGCAATTTACGTTAGAACTTTACGTGCTGCATTGGATAAGCACATTCAGAATCGATTCGACATTCCCGCTGAAGTTATGAACGGCATTAACGCTTTCATAGCAGCGCTTAAACGTAATCATAACATGATCATCGCTCAAAAGATTCAGATTGCTTGCGAGCGGATGGATGAAGTTGGATTAAGGCATCAACCAGCACGGATTGCGATGATTGCTGAACTTTTACAATGATGGATCATGATTATAGACTGTATTGCGGACTTACACGGATCATTCCCCACCCTTGATGGTGGGGATCTCCTCATTGTTGCAGGAGACCTGACAGCGCATGATATTCCTTCACAATATGATTGGTACAACGATTGGCTTGCAGAACAAGCTTACACTCACAAAATTACAATAGCAGGAAATCACGATGGATGTATCGAACGAAAACAAGCGCAAATCCGGCATGGCACGTATCTACATGATACTGGGACGCAAGTTGAAAACATTAGGTGTTGGGGTAGCCCATTCACTCCCACGTATCATCAATGGCACTTCATGCGTGCACGTGGCCAAGAAATCAAAGCGCATTGGGACCTGATTCCTGACGGAATTGACTTGCTGATCACTCACGGGCCAGCTTTTGGCGTTCTTGATAAGAATCAAATCAATGAGAATTGCGGATGCCAAGATCTGCTCGAAGCTGTAGAGCGAATTAAACCTCGATATCACATCTTTGGGCATATTCACGAAGGATACGGGATGAAAGAAATGGACTGTGGGACTATAGCTATTAACTGTGCACAAATGGACGGGGACTATGAGATGCACTCACGTCCCGTTCGTATTGTATTGTAGAGCTAAAAACAGACTTGTTGGGATCCAAAGATTTCATCCATGGGATCAAAAGCCTTGGGTTCAGCGGCAGGCTGGACTTCTTTCATCTTATCCTCAAACCCTTGACGTATCATCTCAGCACGCAAAACTTCAACATCGACTTTGTAATACTTCGCAGGCACATTCAGCCATTTATCCATCGGCTCGCCAAGTCCAATTAGCCTTTTAGCAAAGCTGACGGCTGAGAATAGCACTTTATCTTTGATGAATGGCGTCTTAACTTCTGTCATACAGTCTCCTCTGGTTAGCACTGCACCATATCATATGCTAAATATTGGCTCCAACGAAATTTACAGGCTTGATGATGTGATCTTATCCCACTCCGCATCTCGCTCCTCGATGGTCTCATATGTCACGTTCTTCCAGTCATCGAATCCGAAATTAAATGCGATATCGCAATCATCGACTCTCTCTGCGAAATGTACCATCGCTAGGTTTAAGCAGATGTTATCTTTTAGCGTTCCGTTTGATTTCATTTATCCTCCTTGTCTTTTGGAATAGGTCTTAAATTGAATTTCCACTCTGGATTCAAGATTGTGGCTTTTCGACCAAATTTCAAAGCTTCAAGTTTTATCGTTGGGTCTTTATACACGCAATATTCACGCTTCTCTTCGTATTTTTCCATGTCCACTCCTTTGTGAAACAGGCTGTTTCACATTTAATCTACTGCTAATCGAGGATTAAAACAGCCTTTTTGGCTGGCATGCATTTTCCAGACGATCCAATTCTTTCTTGATTTCATTGGTTTGTCTAGACGTTATCTCCAATACCTCGGTAAGCATTTCCATCAAATAACATTTTAGACTACATTCCCAATCGTCTGTTTTTGGGTAATCCTTGCAGAAATCATACATAGCTTTAGTCGCGCGTTCAGCCTGCGATCTTACTCCAAGCAGCTCCAGAGACAACATTCTAACTTCGACTTCATCTCGTTTATTTCCCATGTTCATAATGCTCCTTAATCAGATTTATGTTCTCATCTACCTCTTTTGGCTATTTCAACTGATTCCACGCCTTCTCCCTTTCAGACATCGTCTCATACCAATACTCATCTTCAATGTTGCCACATGCCGAAACCCCCATTCCCTCTTTAAAAAAGAGAGCTATACCATAGAGATCCTTGACGACTCCATTCTCCAATAGTGTATCTCGAGTCTTATTTGCGCTTCTCACGCAATCCAACGAGATAGCTGAGTCATTGTTTTCACTGAAAAAGAATTTATTTCCCATTGACAGTATACCTCTGCATTCAATTAAAGTTTACACGTCTGATAATATATATTATGTTTCTTTTCAACCTACTCACAGGTATACTTGAGCCATGTCAGAAACTTGCATGCTCTACACCATGTTTTGAGCGTTTTTAGCTTGTATGTACACCTCTATTTAGGTCCTATGTTGAAATGTTCAAAACTTTTATTTGTCATTTCAGTCATTGCTTTCCTCTTCAGCTATTTCATATGAATCAATCACATCTCTCAAATCGTTTGCATATCCCCTTAGACTTGTGATGTAGCCATCGATTTCGTTTGTGATTTCTATGTGCCGTTCTTTATGTGGGTGATCATCCGGTATCTTGTCATCATCTTCTTTCAATCTTAGCGATAGTCGCTCATATTCTTGAATTTGGTAAAGAAGATGCCGTAATTTCTCTTTAACTTTCTCAAGTTCATTCTCAAGTTCAGCTTCTTCAGTCATTCCAGCTCCCCATCCTCGCATTTTACATAGAATTCAATCAATTCCAGAAGGTCTAATGCCTCCGGACTTAACGTTTCTCTTAGAGGCTCATCGTCTTCTTCAGTCATCCTTTACTTCCTTTCATCTGTCATGTAATCTACAATCAGCTGGTCTGTCTAGACAGAAACAGTATAGGGTCCGCTTAAAACGCGGCGCCCTCTTTCTTTATGTAGTCCTATTCATGCTCTTCCTCGAGATACACCATAGGCTTCATTGCAAACGGCTCTTTATCATTTATCAGCTCTTCAATCACCTCTTGGCCAAGCAATCCTTCTACCATCAAATCGGGCTTGCAATTGTCCAATATATCCATCAACACAGCGTAAAGTTGCTTATTTTCCTCCAGAACTCGAGTTGCATATTCCTCACTCGTCTCGTTCGTCATGTTCAACCTCAGATTTAAGATATAGATTTACGAAATCCTCGAAGACTTCCATGCAGATTTCACGCTTTTCCTCGACACTCATGTCTTTCCTCAGATGTTCACAGAGGTAATAAGCAGCCGCCTCCTGAAGGAGGCTTAGGCAGCATGTATATCCAATGGGATACATCGACTGTGCACCTTCCATAAGTCCAGAGATGACTTCAAAGATCATTGGACGCAGGAATCTGACGATATGCATCCGCTCTTCATCTGTATATTCAATATTCGGAATATGCAATTGTTCAATCTTGCGGTTTTTCATCTATATCTCTGATGATTGGAATGGAATTCTCGATTGACAGCGCTACACATTTACGCAGCCATGACTCCCAGCCATCGAATTGACGTACTGCAATGCCTAAGTCTGTAATCGCAAGTGCAATCATTATCTGTTTGAATTTGCTGTACAAATCTTGACGTATAGCGTCATCTTCTGTGAGTCGCAGAATCTCTTCTCCAACTCGAGCGATGAGCTCGCCCATTTGCTCTGAGACGTATTTACACATCTGTTGATCCAATTCGCTACTAGCCATCTCCGCTCCCTGTTAGCAGTCGAAAGTACCAAATCAAACGTTAGTGTGCAAGTGAAAAGTTAGCCCTAGAGCGCTAAAGCTCTAGGGGCCCATTTACTGGGGAGATTGAATTGGCTGCATCGACATCGGCTTTGTAGAATAATCAGCTTGGCTGACTTCATTTGTCACCGCTTGTTGCATTTCTAATGCTGCAATCTTGTCCTTTTCAGAGATAACGTCTTGCATCTGTTGTATCTGCATGATGTGCTGTGATAGTTTGACAACTCGATTCTCATCCATTTCCTCGAGTTCTTTTACAGCTTTAGCGTTCTCCAGTGCCGTCTTAGCCAAGTCATGCTTAGCTTGTGCTTCTCTCTCAATCGACAATCCAATGTTGCTGAGAGCTCGAGTTCTATGCTCAATCGATGAGCCAAAGTCTGATTGCGCTTTAGCTTCGAGGCTGCGAGTCATCACTTGCATCTGCTCGAGTTCCGCCCTTTGCTGATGCTGCTGCATCTGCTGAGCTTGCTCTTCTTGACGCATGATATCTTCGATGATTTCCTTCTTACCCTGCAACGTCGACTTCTCAAGCAAGTATTTATTGGAAATCGGAATGCCCAATTGTTTAAGCTGGACGGCTTGCACGAACTGTAATTGACGCTGAGTCGCCGTTAGCTCTCCTTCCTCGACAATGCAGTTGTAGCGCAAGAACTGCGTTGCTAATGCTTTCATCTGATGGTCTGGATCACATGCTTCCTGTAGTATTGCAGATGGCTCTTTGCCGATTATAGATCGAATCTTGCCAACGCTGAAATTGTTCAGAATCAGCTCCGATTGGATTTCTCCAAGGATCGTTTGACTTTGATTGAGCTTGTCAAAGATGTTACGAAGGCCTGTGAGGCCTGCTCCCATCTTAAGTTTAAGAAAGACTCCAGACATCTCCTGGCCGCCTAGATTGTTAGCAAATAGCTCTTCGGGCCCAACGATGTCCACAATCTCTTTTTCAATCGTCTGGATCAATTCCATCCACCCAGGTGCTACCACGGGTGGGGGAATTTGCACTACGTCGGTAGCTAAGTTTGATTGCTGCTTGAAGAATAAAGCTCGACCTGGTCCTTGCAAGAATGCATCCTCGGGATTAACGAGAGCGTCTTCTTTGACCATCAGCCCTGATTGGATTTGAGCCTGCATCATGTCGAATAGATTGTTGCGAGTCCGGTTTACATAAGTTTGACTGTCACGTATATTGCGGACTATTCCTTGGTATCTATATGCGTAATTCTGGACTTCAGGATAGTGATAGCAAGTAAAAGGCACGAAAGGAAAGCGATGCAAGCCATATGGTGCGTCCTCTTTATACATTTCTTGATTGTTAACGAGACAGTGCAATGTAACACTCGGAACTCGAGCTTTGATCAGCGTTACATTTGGATTGATTCGACGTAGAAGCTGAAATTGGTCACGAGTCCCATGCCAGTCTGCGACTTCACCTGTTGTTTTATCTAATAGCTTGCGTACAGTTCGAAATGATGATTTCCAGTATTCATCGTAAGCGTAAATTGGAAACTGATACTGCTGCCAATTCTGTGGCATAAACTGGAACTTGCCGTCTCTAGCTGCGTATGAAGCGCCAAGCTTGTCGAGTGGTAGATCTTTAGCCGCCTTGGGGAAGATGTCCTCTAGCTGCTGACGCGTGAGATATTTACGTGTCCATATGCGAGAACAATCTGTTAAATCTGGTTTAGTCCAATATGGATCCATAATAAATGAGCTGAACGGGAGTCTGTCAGTGTAAATCTCGCCATTTTCCGGGTCGGATCTGTAGTCTACCCATACAGACATTAAATTGAGTCCACATGTCATCGCAGAACTGAATGCATCGCTGATCTTTTCATATGTCTGATCTTTACGCATTACCCATGATAAGACTGCATTGAGCTGGTCTGTAGTCTCACCCATATCCACGTCATTATCCGCCGGCATTAGCTGCGTGGCCAATCGATTGTCGATCTGATAGCCGCCGATCATGTTGCAAATGCGCAAAATCTTATTAAACATGAGGCCTTGGCCGCTACGTCCACTGCCAGCTGCTGCTGATCCGTATATATTATTGTACGCGTCCTGTTGTCCCGTGGCCATTTGAATGTCACGATTGGCTTCAACCCACCATGGACTGATTAGACTCTGAGTTGACTGCCAGAAATCTTCTAATTCCCGCGCAATTGGACTGTATCCCGACATTGACATGTGATATTACCTGATGTAACCGCGACGTTTTAACTCTGCTAAATCTGATTCTACTCGATCTAATATTACAGCTCTAATAGCTCGCCTCCGTGACTCCACGTCGATACCTTTAAACATTTTAGTGATCCATGGCACGCAGATGTCATACTCCTCGTCATCTGTCATGCATGACTTGCAGCAGCCCAGAGCCTCGACTTTGGTTAGCGCTCCACCAAACTCTACGCCGCATCGAGGACAGCGGACAACGTTACGCTGCCTCTTAATAACCGAGATTTCGATATCGCATTTCATTTATGCTCTCCTTCGTTAGAGTTCCAGAGCTGCCGAATGCCTTGAGTGCACATGCTAGATAGCGAAATGCGTCAGCTCCATGGCTATACCTGTCATGTAGAGGCTCGTCATAGTAGACTTTCAATGTATCGTTCCATTTCTTACGGTAAAAGTCGAGAGCGGCGATGCCGGCTTTGCACTCAGTTTGCTCAAATGAGCAACGTGGCAGTAGAGCTCTGACACTCTGTATTCCCTCGTCTACTGCTGACTTTGGGACAACTGTCATGCTGTATCCCAATTTACGCGCTGTATCGAGCCTCTTCTCTCCGGTTCCAAACTCACGTACACTCATGTCATGTGGCACGTAATGTGACCCGTAAATGCAGCCATGTCGAGCTTTCCATTGATCAAGATAGCGTAGATAATGCTCCAGCCCCTCACCGTTGTTTTCGTAAAAGTGAAGGACTCTCAAATTGCCATTGCTTTGGATTTGGTAGAAAAAGATAGCGGTCGAGTCTCCAACTCCAATGTCCCACGCTGTGTGCACAGGCAGCTCTATTAATATAGACAGTCTGCATATTCGACTATCATTTCGAGCGGCTTGGATTTGCTTGCCGTAATAGCTGCCCTCTGACCCTCTCGTAAAACTACAGTAATATTCCTGCTGTATAAAATCTTCCGGAATCCCCTCTTGACGCAGATTGTCGATGTGAGACGCCGGCAACGTCTTTGTGTCATTGATAGTGAGCATGCTTGAGAAATAATCTTTGGACTCACCACTCGCAGCGTAATTATAAAGATGATAGAAATGATTTTGTCCATTCGGCGTCGATAAGAATAGAGCCGTGCCATTGTTCTGCGCAACTCGAGGCTCTAACGTGTACCAGCTCTCCGGATCCATAAATGCATACTCGCTGAGGATTACACATGATGGATTCATCCCTCTCGCTTGCGTAGCATTCTTGCCGTCAATACCCATGACGCAGTAGATCGCGCCGTTTTTCAGCTCAATCCGCATATCTGAGCTGTTTTTACTCTTAATCAGACACTCCGGAATGTGATCCAGATATGACATCGCAATGCCTTCGTCCGTATTGTGCACGCTGTTCCAAATCGCTTTTTTCCCCTGATTATATTTCGGGAAGCAATGCAGGTACACCGCGGGCTTTGTCATCATCATGTACACTAGATAGTTCAGGGCGAACAAATCCTTCCCAGCACCTCGGTGCCAGCAGCAAACTACACGTTTGCATCCGTTAACTAAGGCCTCCCACGCTGGCTCTTGATATTCTCTGAGTTCGAACTTATGCGGAATCTGTATCCGTGTCTGCAATCTCTGTCTCCAATGTTAATCTGCGATAAGGCTGTTTAATGCACTCTACAATGATGTCGCCTCTAAAATCCGACTGCTGTACGAATTGACCCTTGCTTTTGAGAGTAAAAATCGTCGCCGTTACATCTCGTTTATCCAATAGCTCATGCAATGATTCCCGGGCCTTTTGCACTAAATTCATGTCGTCCAGCGCATTGTCAGCCTCAAGCAGCTTTCGCTGCTCTGCAACCAGCTCTCTGAGCCGCTCATCACCTTGCAATCTCTCATATATAACATTCCTCGAGCAGCCCAGCATCGCAGCAGCATACATCACAACGCCTCTCGATTGTTTTAGCGCGTCCTCTATGTTTTTAGAGCTGATTTTTATCCCAGATATAGCCATTAACCCCTCTCTCATATACCTGTAGACTCTAAACCTCGACTGTCATCTTGTCAACTAAATATTTTAACTTTATCTCACATTTAAAATTCACGCTCTCATGCATCTGTGAGTTGCAAATACAAATAATCGTATTATACCACTTGACACAATACACATCGTTTGCTATATTGATGGTATAGCGCAAGACGCTCCGTTGCTGATCGACGTAACAGTCGACAACGTCGAGCTAGCGCTAAGAAGCAAACCAAAGAAGACCATAAAAACACAATAGGAGATATCAGATGATCAAAGCATACCTAGGAAACAGGATGATCCCAAAGACACTTGAACACGAAGGCGCAACTTACATATACAACGACAACGACATCGATCCGGGTGAACATGAGTACGTAACAGCTTCCGGCAGCAATATGGCTATTATCGTAGCATTTAGCGAGCATGGCGTCGAAGTTTTAGATGACGATGCATGGTAAGAGTGACACACAGGCTGAGATCATGTAGGTCTCAGCCATTAGAATTAAACAAAAAGAAAGCCCTAAAACTTAAAGGATCACATCATGACAATCACAACAGCAAGATCACAATTTATCGATAAACTCGTCGATTACACTCTAGACTCTAACCTAGATTATCGCTCATTTGTGTATACCTATTTAGACCAGCCATATATTGCACGTAATGAGCCGGAAATCGTAGACGACCACTGCATTGCCGAGTATTACAGAGTCGATCAAGATGGAGATCAGACCATTATCAAAGTTAGATTTGAACTCAATCAACTTGGACAAGAGCTCTACGATGCATGTGGACTCAAAATCCTGACGAGGTCGAACTCGATGACATCGTTGAGTGGAGATACCACTCTGTAATTAGCTCTAGATAATGCTCGATGAGGAGGCCGCAGCCTCCTCTCTTAAACAAAAGAAAACCCTAAAACATAAGGACAATATCATGACAATATACACAGAAACCCTAGTAGCCACTGAATTTAGACCTGAAACGTTAACAGCCCAAGTAAAAAGATCACTTGTTGACGTGACCTTGGAGTCACACTTCGAGTGGGAAGCACTACCAAAGTTCGCAAATATATATGAAGTCGACATGTGGAAAGCAATTGAGCTCGAGAAGCTCGAGAAATATGCCTCTGAGAATGGATTTTACGCGATGACCTGCTTTGCAGACTACGACGAAGAGTATGGTTCATGGTCTGAAATTAATGGAGAAATGACATACACATGTGATCACGGATACTTGATTGAGAATAACGGGCACATCGTTGATGTAGAGACGATGGAACGGCAGCCTCTCATCGGATACTGGGACCTCGAGCGTTACATGCAAAGGCAAGTTCTTGAGTTTAATGAATCATTGTAATTCACGCTCTCACATACACATGAAGGCTAAATGCAAACAATCGTATTATACCACTTGACACAATACACATGTTTTGCTATAGTAATGGTATAGCGCACAACAAGTGACGCAGACGACAAAAAAAAGAAAGAAAAGGACGACAAAAATGTACACAAGAAACACAGTAGACATCGAGTTCGGACAACAAGTCAAAGCTCTAAGACTCGCACTAGACATCACACTCAGCGAGCTAGCCAAGAAGCTAGGTATTAAGTGGCTGTCGATGAGCAACATCGAGCTGGGCCTCGTACCATGCACAAAAGTGCAGGAGTCTAAACTCCGTAAGATCCTCGGAATGTAATGGCCCCGCTGCTGTCAAGTAGACAGCAGCCTTAAACTTAAAATACACAGCAAATTATAAAGGATAAACAAAATGAGCTTTGCGCTAGGACTAGCATCTAAAGCTACAGCCATATTACTAGAAGTTTTTAAACTGGAGGACAAATGACAACTGACGGTTACGCTAAAAACTCGATGTCACTACTCGAGTACATGACAAATTTCGGGGTCCCACGTGCACATATTGCACGCATGACCGGCATCTCTCGATGCTACTTGAGTAATATGTTGTCGGGAAGAGATCCGATGACAGCAAATTGGATCGAAAAAGCTCTCGTTGCTACACATGGCTACGTCTCACGTGAGCGTTGCGCTGAAATTAAACCAAATAAGGACTCGAAATGAAACAATTTAACGCGATGACATATCGAACATTTACCCAAATCAAAGATGTTCAAATTCACGAATTTCAGCTTGGAGATTATAAAGACGACGCCGTAGCGGCTGTACTCGATAAAAGATATTTTGAGGATATCCCTGCTGATGTCGACCTGGAATGGGGCTACATACTAGACTCACGCGAATGTAACACGCTCCCTCCGGAGTATTACATGACAGCTAACAATGACTATGATGAGCTCTGCGGTGAGTATTTTATTATTAATAACGAGCCAACGTATGTGCTGCATAAACAGTATAGCCTCAAAGATGGATTTGTCATAAACTCTGATGGCGAGCGAGTCCTGTTTTTCAGCCGCGATGATCTCGAGTCTTATCTCTGTCGTACACAGCAGACTGATAACGATGAGTGCTGCCCATATTACACTGCATTAGTGCAATTTACAACCTCAGCATCTAACCTTTTTGATCAAATGCGAGCTACACATAAAATTGTCATGACTGAAAACGGACCAACGCTGCTTTTATCTAA